CCTCAAAAAACAAGGAGCAAAATAATGAATGAACAACCGTCACTTATGTACGGAGGCACAACCGGTTTCGTTACCGGATCAGATACCAGTAAGGCTCACGCCGAGTACGAGGCAAAACGAGCCAGCGGAGTTCAAGGCCGCATCCTTGAACTCATTATCCAAGCCAGTCAGCGTGGCCTCACATCCGAAGAGGTTGAAATATTGACCGGGTGGAAACATCAGTCGGTGTCGTCGTCTATTCGGAACATGGAGTTGGGTGGCAAGGTCGTGAAAACGATTCAAGTGCGGGACAATCAACACGCTTATGTTTCGGCAGGTGATGCTGCGTTGATGAAACCTGAAGCGTTGCTGGCACCTAACCCTGTGCGGTCATGGAAAAAGAAACACGACGCTCTTGTTGGAGAACTTGAAGAAAACAGGAACGCCGGAGAAGCGTTAGCAAATGGGCTTGGTGAACTTGTCACCGATTTGAAGATCGCAGCGAAGATCGGCCACATCCCGCTATGGGTCTTTAACGAGGTTTCTGTGTTAGCGGATGACGCTGAAGAAATGCTTGAGTTTTTTAGCCGGTGGTGGAAAAACGGTGCCGCAGATAGTAGCCTTGATAAAAACAACACAGGAGAAACACAATGAAGAAACTAGCACCCATCATCGCGGCAATCGGATTTGCCCTAACAGTAGTGGCCGCCAACTGGACACTCAAAAGATATGGTTTCGTGAGCATCGGGTTTGGTTTGATGGCACCTGCCGGAGTTTACTGGGCAGGGTTAGCATTCGGATTGCGTGACGCCGTACATGAACTCGGCGGGAGGTCAATGGTTTTCGCAGCGATAGCATCCGGTAGCGCATTGTCTTACATTGTTGAACCGAACTTTGCGATTGCTTCCGTTGTGGCATTCACTCTTTCAGAACTAGCCGACTTCGCTGTGTATGCTCCGTTGCGTAAACGACAATGGTTGGGCGCGGTTGTAGCATCTAACATTGTCGGGTCGGTTGTGGATTCTGTTTTGTTTCTCCGCATCGCGTTCGGCGGGACAAGCGGGTGGTTTGATCTCACAGTTGGCAAAACATACATGATAGTTCCGGGTGTTTTGATCGTCGGATTGGTACGTCGGATTGTTATATCTAACGACTCCTAACACTCAGCGGGTTCGTGACGCGATGATAGCCGGGGAGTTAGGCATTCTCGTCACCCCAGCAGGTGGCAAAAATAGGGTGATCCCCGGGGTGCCGTGGGCAGCCGACAATGGGTGCTTTACCGCAGGCGATACATTTGATGGTGGCAAGTTTCTTCAATGGTTGGATGCCCAACCTCGGGAAAACTGTCTGTACGCTGTTGCGCCCGATGTGGTTGGTGATGCTCGGGCGACACTTGCCCGGTCTGAGGAATGGCTAGGCCGTATCCGGGCGATGGGATTCCCGGTGGCGTTCGTTGGTCAGGATGGGGTTGAGGAAATGTTAGATGACTTGCCGTGGGATGATTTTGATGCGTGGTTCACGGGTGGGTCAACTGAATGGAAGTTGGGAACTGGTGCTAGTATCGCTGCCAGCGAAGCCAAATCCCGCGGCAAGTGGTTACACATGGGGCGAGTCAACTCCCACCGTCGCACCCAGTACGCAAAGAGCGAAGGGTACGACTCTATAGACGGCACGTTTCTGGCTTTTGGGCCGGATGTGAACTTGCCGAAACTGTTGAAGTGGATGCGGTTTGCCAACAACCAATGTGTGTTGTTTTAGACGACGGATGCGTCGGGTAGTTCAACCTCTAAGCGTTTCGCACGACCGCCGATGGAGTACCCGCGGAGTTCCCCGGCCTTCACCATGTCCCACGCCCAGTCCTCCCAGACCACACCCATGAACGGGGTGTCCTCGGGGAAAGCGTATTTGGTTACGCCTTGACCGGGTACATCCAAAGAGGTTTCAATCGGGAAAGGCCAAGTGAGAAGTTCCACCATTTCGCCTGCGGCCTTTTCGGAGTGCTGGAGGTAGATGGTTCGGTCGCCTTTCCTCACCCATTCCCATAATGACTTTTGGAGGTCATCAGCGGCGATGTGTTCACCATCTGAGTCCTCTAAGCCGGGGACATACACGGGGGCGAGGGTGAACTTGTTTTCGGCTTTCAACACCGGCACGTTGACGGATACGGCAGCGAGTTTTTCTTCGGCGTTTCCGGTTTCGTATGGGGCAGCAAAACCACGAGCCTCAAGGCTGTCCTCTATCAAATCGTGAACGGTGATGAGGTTGTCGGTTGTTGCGGCTTTGTGGCATCCGTCGTGGAGGCCGATGAGTTGCTGGTCGCTGAGTTCAGCGAGGTGCTTGCGGGTGATGGATTCTATTTGGGCTAATCGTTTTTCGGCGAGGTCTTGGGTGACGTAGCAGCCGAAGGAGCGTCCGCTGGTTTCGCTTGTGACGCAGTATTGGCCGTCGGTTTGGGTGATGGCTTTGGTGAAGTCGGGCATGGTGACGATGATAGTTGGTTTGGGTGCCGAGAGTTGACCAAAAAGAAATCTTGCGGATTCTAAAGAAATCTGCCCCATTGCCGCCTATGCCGGGTTAGGCGGTGCTATGGTGTGGGTATGAAAGAAACCAACCAACAAGGAGAAAATAAAATGAACACCAACTACACCTCTATCGCCTTCGGCTTCGGAGGGCTTGACATCTTCATTGACGGCGAATACATCGGCGCAGTTTGGCCACAAGGTGCCGGGTGGGGCATTTCAGCCACAACAAACAAAATCTACCCCTTCAACTCCCCATCAAAAGACACAGCAATCGCCACACTCATCAAAGCAAACCAAGCATGAGCCGGGCAACCACCTACAGTCAAGCAGTCAAGCAAGCGACCTCAATCGGAAACGAACGGGTCAGAGGCCGTACGATGGTTTTCTATCCCGGCCCCGGAAAGTGGTCGGTTTACATAATCGCCGGTGGGGTCGTAGAAGACGGAATGTCATACGATCTGCTTCGCGAAACACGCAAGCCGGGATTCAAGTGGGAAGGCGACCCTAAGCACTTCGCTACTGGCGGCATAGTTCAAGATGGCGAAACCGGCGAATGCTTCACCATCGGAGGCCAAGCATGAGCCGGGCGGGTTACAAAGCGGAACGCTCCACCGACGTTGAAGGCGTGTGGGAAATCTGGGCAACCGAAGATGGGTCGTGCGTGGAATACTTAGACGCATTCGGTTCGTACAGGGAAGCCCAAGCCGCCATCCGGGAACTCAAAGACACCAGCACCCCATTCGGGATTTAAGGAGAAACAGAAATGGCCCACTACTACGAAACCAACGACGGCACCGGCGACCTTGTTGACCTCATCCCGTTCTGCTCAGACGGGTGCCACCAAAACTGGTGTAGCCAGCATAACAAAACCTACGCAGGGTGGAACGGGTGCCACGAACACGACCACGACGAGAAGTGCGCTTCGTGTGAGCGCGTCATCCCCGGAATAGAAACTGACCCCGAGCGACCCAACCGATGCGACGACTGTGGCATCGGAGTAGACGCATCCGACGGATTAGTAACCGAAGACTGGTTGGTGTTTTGCGGCGGGCTGTACGGAAACGGCTGCGACGCAACGCATCTTGAGAAGCCAGAAGGGTTTTACGGCGAATGATTAACCCGCTATCGGGTTGATGGGTGCTTCAAATCCATCGGGGAACCTGTACCTGAATGGGTCAGTTGGGACTCCTGTGCCTACCGGTTCAGGTGACCGGCTGTAGTCCGGTACGAGTTCTACGATACACCGGCAGTTCGGATGAGCCGGTGGGTGTGCGCGACCAATACCGGGGAATGATTGGTTGATAGGAACTTTGACACCGTTGAGTCCTTCGCAGATTTTACAAACATCAAATGGGCCAGTCACCCATTGTTTCTTTGCTCGGGTAGAAACGAGTCCTTGACGTTGAGCGTCTTTCATTACGCCAAGCATGGCTTGGTTTTGAGCGATGGAGGTTTCTGTGCGGGCTATCATTCTGGCGCGGGATCGTCGGAGTTTGTTGCTGTACTTGGCGGTGCGTTTGTCCACCACATCTAAGGCTCGTTGCCCGGTGATGCCTTGGCTTGCTAGCGACCCGGCTTGAGCATCGGCGTAGTTGTTGACGGCTCCAGCCCAGCGGGGAAACAATCCGTTGGTGTATTGGGAGCGGTACACGGCGAGTTCGCCGGGGCCAAGTGCCATTGTGGTGCCAGCGACTTCTTGGAGAATCGGAACAATGCTACGAGCGGTTTGTTCTACGGTTCTACCAACGACTGTTCGCCCGGTGGAAAAGGTTTGTGAGTCGGTGAAGCCTCTGCCGATTTGCGCCATAATGGTGTCTTGTTCGCTTGCCGCTATGCGGGAAAGAATGCCGGTGGTTTGGTTCCGGGTGGCGACACGCATGGGTAGCGTCGGGTCTGCTTGGCTGAAGGCTTCTACCGCTGCCACGTTGGGGCCGAAGTCGTGAACAGTATGCCATTCCAAATCTACGACGGATGCTTTGCGGATTGTTGCGGGCATGACAAGCCGGACAGGTGAACCGAGGCGGCGTAGTTCACCGTTGATGGTTTTGCGTATCCGTGCGCTCATGTCACGAGCCTCATCCAAAGCGATGCGGTACAGGGCGCGGTCTATTTCTTCCCGGTATGGCTCTAACGATTCCACGGTGAGTTCCACGAACTCTATTTGGTTGATGCGGCCTTCAATAAAGTCGGTGGCGATGGTTCGTGACAGAGCGGCGAGGGCTTTGCTGATGACTTGCCCCAACTGGTATTCGCCTGCCCGAAGCAAAGCGTCGCCGGTAGGTCGGAACTCATGGCGATGATTAGACCTAGCGGCTTTGGAAGCCGGGCGGGATAAACGCACCGGCATTAGGAAAGTTCCTCAGCCTCCGCTGCGGGGATACCAGCAAGGTCACGCAACCAGTCGCCCATTTCCTCGTCAGGTAGCAGCGCACCAGCGGATGAGAGTTTGGAAACGTAGTCGGAGACTTCGGCGAGGTTGACGTTTTGAGGTGCCGTGAAAGTCAACGTGGGGTGGAGGTCAGCCGAGACACCGTTGAGGCGCATGAGGCGAGGGATGCCGTGCTTGTTGAAAACATCAGCGACCCCGGTTAGCCACGCAGTAATGGATTCTTGGAACAACTGAATCTTGGACACGCTGAGGGCTTGGGTTCCTACCTTGTCGTGGCCGAGCATCACGAAGTCAGCAAGAACTGACATTGCGATGCGAGCGTCGTACCGGGTGGCTATCGCGTTCGTATCAAACTGGCGTTTCCCGCCGGTGGACATGAGTTGAATGTCGTACGCTTTTTGTTTCGTGTCCGGGTCGTAGGCCAGAGGAAACACGAGGCCTTCTTGTTCGTCGCGGCGTATGTTGCGAACGATTTCTTTGATGGCGGTGAGGGCTGCTGTTTCTTGGGCGGTGGCGTTGTCGCTGAGTAGTTGTGGTGGAACAAAAGCGACGGGTAGCCCGGCGAGGTCTCGTTCAATACCGATGGCTTCTATTTCTAAGATGCGGCGTTGGTAATACCACGGCACATAAGCGTTGCGAAGAATGGAACGCCCACGAGGGTTGTTGAGTTTCGTGTTCGTCCGAAACAGCAACATTTTCTCTATCGGAATCAACACTCGGCCTTTAGCAGCCGACAAGTCTGTTTGGTACACGCCTTCAATGCCGCCGGTTGAATCCAACTCCCATGAGTCAACCGTTTCCTGTGAGCGGGCGGGGAGTTTGCGCCACCCGATACGCCCGTCATCGTATGCGGAAGCGTCGCCTCCGACTTGTTGACCAAGGCGGCGTTTGTAAACGATTTCATGGACTGAGAAACCGTAAGTGAGCATTGAAAGAATGTTGCTGAGGGTGTCTGCCCACGATTGGCTCATGTCGTCCATACAGCCAGCCACGAACTGCGCTTCGTCTATCGCCATGTCGTTGTTTGGGTCGGAGGGTTCCACGCTCCAGTCCACAGCACGAAACGTCATTTCAATAGCGTGAAGGATTGCTCCGATCACCGGGTGGTTGTCGGCCATTTCGCGATATGTGGCTGTGGCTTTTGGGCCTTGGAGTTGCCGTAGGAAATCTTCTTGGACACGACCGCCGTATTGGACTAGCCCGGTTGAACCTACTTCGCCGAAATCGGTGGAGGATGGGCGTTGTGCTTTCTTGGTTGGCGGCTTGCTGCTCATAAGTTCCTCATTGGATAGCCCACGGGTTTGACTGCGACAAGCCCGATGGTATCACCGCTGGCGGTTGCTGGTTGCCCACAAGGAGTTCCGTGAAGCCCCATACAAGTGCGTCCAGCCTGTCGGGGGATAAACCTTCGCCCGGCACCCACGAACAAAGTTGATCTTCCAACTGGTTGAATGCTCCGACATGATGGATTTTGCCTTGCTCGTAGAGGGCAGCGACGGGTTCAGCACGGGTGCGTTTCCCTCTGGAGGCGTGAACGAGTCGCACCGGGGCGTTTCTGTCTACCGTGGCGAGGGTGTGCTTCACCATGTCGCCGCCTTGATTAGATTCGGCAATGATCTTGTCGGCTTTCAACGTGTGGTACAAAGCGACGGCTTGTTGCGCCCATTCGTGCGGTGTACCTCGGGTCGTTCGGTCTTCCAGAACGTAGCCGTGACCTCGGTCGTCTATGCCAACAGCAATGATTCCGGTTTCAGCAGATTCAGCGGTGGAAGAAATGGCGGGGTCTATCGCTACGACAAGCCTGACGAGTTGCGGTGTTTCGGTGACCCGGTGTGTGTCTAACATTTCTCGGTTCCAGAGTGCGCCTTCTACGTCGTCTAGGATTTCGGCGTGGAGTTCTTGGCGGCCTAACCGGGTGCCTTCGTAGCGGGCGGTGACTTCGCTGAGGAACGCTGGTGCTAGGTTCGCTGCGTTGTCAAACGTGGAACCGCGGGTCGTGTGAACATCGGGGCGTTTCATCAAGTCTTTGATGAGTGTTGTTGGCCGGGGTGTGGTGGTCACAACGGCTCGCGGGTTCTTGCCTATGCGTAAACCAAAGTTGAGCATGTCCCACGCCTCCGGGTATCGCCAAGCCGCTAACTCGTCGCACCAAGCGAGGTCGTGGTTGGGGCCGCGGAGCCGGTCGGGTTCATCAGCGGAGAACGTGGTAGCGGTTGCGCCGTTGTGAAAAGTGATGCGGCGTTTGGATGGCTCGTAGACAGGTCTTTGTGTCGGCGGGTAAATACCTAACAGCCCGGATTCGCCTTCTATCATTGTGTCCCTAGCATCAGCCGAGGTAGGGGCAACGAGGGCGATGTGTCCTGCCCTGCCTGCGTCTACCTCCTGCCGTATGAACTCGGCACCACACCGGGTCTTACCGAATCCACGCCCGGCGAGTAGTAGCCATACACGCCAATCCCATTTGGGGGCGATTTGAGGCGGTCTAGCCCAAGTCGGCCAGTCGTATAGGAGAAGTAGTTGTTCGTCGTGCGAGAGGCCTTCTATGACGCTTAAACGGTCTTCTGGTGGTAGTCCTGCTAAACGCTGCGCCGGGGATAGGTCAGTCATCGTCAACAACGGTGGCCTCTATGACTTGCGGGTCGCGTTCGGCAATAGCGTTGAGGCGTTCTTCAAGGATGCGGCCTACATCGGTTGTGACTTCTATCGGGCCACCATCGGAACCAGTCAACGTGTGCTGCTTTGGTGCGTCCAAGCCCCACAGGTCGGCGCGGCGTTTCTCAATCTTTAAGCACCGGTCTATGGCTTGGAGGTCGCCTTTGCGGGCTTGGAGGTAAACAGTTGTGAACAAGCGGTCTAGGCGTTCGCTTTGGATGATGCGTTGCTGTTCTACTGTTTCTATCGCCCACCGTTCCAAGGCGGCGTTGTAGGCGTATTGCGCTCCGGCACGGTTGGCGTACCCGGTGCGTTTCGCTATTTCATCAAACGTCAACCCAGCGCACCGGAGTTCCAACACCTCCCGGTACTTTTCGGCTTTCTCCGGGGTCAAAGATTTCATGGGCGTTGCGCTGTTTGGTCGGTGGCATCCTCCCACCGCTTCACAATCAAGTCGCAATAACCGGCATCTAGTTCAGTCATCACGCATTTGCGTTGAAGTTTTTGAGCGGCAATCAGTTCGGGTGCTGTCCCAGCAAACGGCACCCCGATGGTGTCGCCGGGTTCGGTGCTGGTTCGGATTATTCGCAGCATTGCTTCTACCGGTTTTGGTGTTGCGTGGTTGAAGCGGTCTTCGCCGTACACCCGAGACAAATCCCACACGTCGGTCATGAGTTCGTGTTCGTTGTTGAATGTTGAACGCAGTTCCCGCAAGTTTTGTGCGATGTTGCGTAGATGGTCATTTCCTTCTTCTCTCACATTTGGGAAAAACTCTGCGAATAGGTCATCGTAGGGAACCACAAACGCTTCACCATTAGCGGCCCGTTGAAGAATATCGTAGTTCAACCGGCTGATAATCTGAAACTGCGAACGGGAGAACCAATGACCAGCCATGAAAGTATTTGTTAAACGATCCACATGGCTCTTAGACCAGCCAACAAGACGCAACTGCTCCAACGACCATTCCAGCAACGGTTCGTAACCCTCCCAGAAGTCATCTTTGTTTTGAGAACCAAGGAACTGTTGGCCGACCATAAAAAAGAGACACCGTTCTGAGGCCGTCGGATACATATGGTGCGATGGTGAACCCATCCCCATGCCGCTTCCTTTGTCCCATACGATTTCATTACGGAAGGTAAGGTCGCTGTCGTTACATAAGCCCGCTTTCCACCATAACCGCCACAGGTCTTCAGGGTTTCCCCAAATATAGAGCGACGCGTTGTCGGCGGTTACTGGTTTCCACGCTGCCCACCAGTCAAGTTGGAAAGCGTCTAGAGCATCGCGGTACAGGTTGTCGTTAGCGATGCCATCTTTTTCTTTCCCCATCCCGTAGGGCGGGTCGGCGTGTAGTAAATCTATTTTGGTTCCGTTGAGTAGTTTTTTGATAACGGTTTGGTCGGTGGTGTCGCCGCAATAAAGGAGGTGTTCGCCGAGTCGTATTGTGTCTCCGGGTTGCGTTATGGGTGGCGGCGGGATTGTTGGTTCTACTAATTCTTTTTCTTGCGGGGTGTCTACGAGTAGGTCGTCTAAGTCGTTGTCGGTGTAACCGGTACCAAGCAGGTCATCGGTTTCTGATAGTTCAGCGAGTAGTTCACCGAGTATTTTGTTGTCGTAGGTAGCCAAGTCGTTTGTGCGGTTATCGGCGAGCAGTATTTTGCGGGCTTCTGTATCGTCCACATCCACCCAGTAGACAGGGACTTCTTCTAATCCAAGACGGGTGGCGGCTTGTAGGCGGTGGTTGCCTGCTAAAACTATGCCGGTGGACTTCTGGGCGACAATTGTTCCGTACCAGCCGTTTTCCGTGATGGATGCTGCGATTGCGTCAACGTCGCCTTGCCGCGGGTTATCGGGGTGGGTTTTGAGGTCGCTGGTTTTGGTGTTTGTTATTTGGTTCATGGGCGTATCGCTTTCTGGCCTGTGGCGGTTTCCCACCGGGTGACAATCACATCGCAGTAACCGGGGTCTAGTTCAATACACGCTGAGTGTCGCCCTGTGTCCTCCGCTGCGAGCATCGTTGAACCCGACCCAGCGAACGGGTCAAGAACTACGTCGCCGGGGGAAGTGTGGTTGATAATGGCTTTGGTGATGAGTTCTAATGGTTTCATCGTCGGGTGTTCTTTTGACCGGGATGGCCGGTCTATTTCCCACACGGTGTCTTGGGTGCGGTTTGGTGTCGGGGTGTGTGGCCCGCCGGGTTTCCATCCATACAAGAGAAGTTCGTGCCGGTAGTGGTAGTCGCTGTGACCCATGACGAGACTGTTTTTAACCCACACAAGGATTTGACGCAAAATACCTCGGTCATCAAGAGCATCAACAAACAGCCTTCCGAGCGGGCCGGGAGGAGCAGCAACGAACCAGCCGCCACCCAGTTTTGTGTGTTCAAGAGTTTCAGCGAATGCTTGTCGCAATAGTGTTTCTAGATCGCCGCCGGATAGGTCGTCGTTTTCTATCGTGAGAGCGTCTTTCGTTTTCCCAACGTATGAGACTCCGTAGGGCGGGTCTGTCCATACAAGGTCAGCGGGGGCATCCAACACGAACGCATACGCAGCCGGGTCGGTAGCGTCGCCGCAAACAAGCCGATGGTTACCCAAACGGATAACGTCGCCGAGTTTCGTTACCGGGTCGGCAGGGGGTTCCGTTGGGCCGGGGTCATCTATTTCTTCGCCGTCCCATTCCAAATCGCCAAGCAACGTATCCAAATCATCGCCGTCGTAACCTGTACCCAACAGGTCATCGGTGGAGGCTAGTTCTTTAAGTATTTCAGTAAGTGCTTCGTCGTCGTAGGCGGCGATGTCGTTTGTCCTGTTGTCGGCTAAAAGTATTTTGCGGGCTGTCGTGTCGTCAACGTCTACCCAGTAGACGGGGAGTTCTTTCATGCCGAGTTGCTTCGCTGCTTGGAGCCGGTGGTTTCCGGCTAGGACATGGCCTGTTGATTGTTGGGCGACGAGTGTTCCGTACCAGCCGTTTTCTTGGATGCTGGTTGCTATGGCTCCGATGTCTCCTTGGCGGGGATTGTCGGGGTGTGGTGTGAGGTTTTTGATTGGGACGGTTTCGGTTTGGGTCATGTCTAGGAGTGTAGCGTATTGGGGTGGGTATAAAGTTTTTTCAGAAATCTGCCCCATTGCCGCCTATGCGAGGTTAGGTGCTGCTATGGTGACGTTATGAAAAACAACCAACAAGGAGAAACCAAATGAAAATACTTTCCTACAACGATCCCACCCCAAACTACATCCAACTTTGTAGCGGATGCGAACGTGAACTTGACCTTGAAGGTCTTTCCGAGTTAGCCCAGAACGGCGGCTACACCGGATGCTGTAACAAATCTACGCTTACCCGATGACCAGCACCACCGAAACCAACAACCAAGGAGAAAATGAAATGAACACACTAGAAGATCAAATCAAAAACGCTCAGGATCGTCAGAAGTCTTTTTCTATGACCGCTCTAATGTACAAACGGATTGCTCAAGTGCTACTCACCGACTCTTCTGACAAAGTGGGTGAAGAGTTTGACCGTGCCACAGACCTCGCCCGCCGATACAGCGAAGCAGCGCAGGACTGGATGAACAAGTTGTGCGAACTTCACAAAGAGCGGGCAGCAAGCATCGCTTAAGGTTTCCCCCGACCAGCAGACACCTGAGTGCGAGTCTCAGGCGGGGACGATGGCAACACCGCCACCAACACCAAGGAGAGATCATGAGCAACGAACTGGTACCAATGTCGGAGGCGCAAACCTTTGACCTAATCTTGAAGCAGGCTGAAATGCTTTGCCAATCCAAAATCGTTCCAGCGGCTTACCGTAAACAATCGGCAGACATTGTTGCCGCGGGTTTAGCGGGCCGGGCTTACGGGTGGGACACGATGACGGCGATGCGGAACTTTCATGTGATTGAAGGCACCGCTTCTATTCGCCCTGAGGCAATGCTAGGTCTTGTCCGGCAGGCAGGCCATTCGGTGACGATTGAAGTTACTGACCAGCAGGCCACGGCAACCGGTAAGCGATCCGACACCGGCGACGTTCACGCTTCGGTGTTTACGATGCGAGATGCTGAGGCCGCAGGGTTGGCGAAGAAACGCAACTGGTCGCAATACCGGTCGTCCATGTTGACTTGGCGGGCTGTGTCTCAACTCTGCCGAGTGTTGTTTCCTGATGTGGTTTTGGGTGCCGGTTATGTCCCAGAGGAAATAGGTGGCACGGTAGACGGTGACGGTGAAATCATAGAGGCCAAAATCGTGGCGGCTGAGGATGTTATTGTTGACTTACCGGTTGTTCCGTATGTGGCTGACGCTGCCGACCCGGAGGTGCTTGACGGCCTACGGGAAGTCATCGCCATGTTGGACGGGTTTCAGAAAGACGAGTTGAGTGATTGGTGGAAAGCGGAACAAATCCCATCGCTGAAAACCGGTGTCCTGTCCGCAGACGAAGCGGCTCGTGTTATTACGTTCACCGAATCTATTATCGGATAAGGTTCGTTAGATGTCTGGCAAAACACAAATAGGTTCATTCACGATTCTCCCCGACTGGGTGCGTACCCATCAGGGATTGTCGTCCCCGGCAATCATGCTGTACTTGACGTTGGCTTCGTACGCCGACAACAAGACCGGCAGGTGCTGGCCTAGCCGGGCGACGCTCGCAGGCGAGTTGGGTGCTTCGGTCAACTCGGTAGACCGGTGGGCGAGAGAGTTAGAAGTCGCCGGGGTGGTTGATGTGGAGCGACGCAAATCGGAGGCCGACCTGAACCTAACGAACGTGTGGACAATCATTCAAGTTGATCCACAGGGTAGCCCCATCCATGAGGGTAGGGGTAGCCCCACGGATGGGGGGAGGGTAGCCCCACCGGTGAGGCCCAGAACTATACCCATTGAACTAGATAAAGATTATGTCAACGAAGACGTTGACCGGGTGTGGGATTCATGGTTGGAGTCAACAGGTAAAAACCCGAACCGAACCCGGTTGGATGCGAAACGCAAAAAACTGATTGTCAAAGCGTTGGCTGATTACACGGTCGGCGAAGTCGTGGCAGCGGTTACCGGGTGGGAGCATTCGCCTCATCATCGTGGCGAGAATGAGCGTGGCACTAAATACAATGACCTATCGTTGCTGCTACGCAACCCGGAGAACATAGAACGGTTCCGCGACCTCCACCCATCGGCAGGCTCGCCTGAACCTGAGGCCGTGTCGGTGATACCGCCGATGTACGATTCGGCAGACGATGATGTATTGGATGCGATACCTAAAACCAAATCGGCGAAAAACGCTGCCGCCATTCGGGAGCAGTTACGCCGATGACCAGTTTGGACACCGGGCTAGCCAGCCACATAGATGTTGATGGGAGGGTAGCGTTGCCCGCGGAATGGAAGGCCACGGTAAACAATGCTGCTCGCCTGCCCGGTGTCCGATTAAACGTGGGGGTTGGGCTAGCCGTTTTCGTAATAGCGGTGAAGGGTGGCCTGCGTGGATACCGGGAAGAACATTTGGTGTCGTCCTATACGACCCGCAAAATGCGAACGGCTCCGGTTGAAACGTTTAAGGCAACCCGCCCAGCCTCTACTACTACCAAAGGACAAACATGAAACGCTCACCATTAAACCGTTACACCCCGCTTCAACGAGGCGGCCCATTGAAACGAAAAACCCGACTCAACCCAGTCTCTAAGAAACGGCAAGCCATCCAAGGCGAACGACGAAGGATGGTCAAAGAAGAACTCACGAACCGTCCCGAGTGCGAAGCAGGCCGCATGATTTTTGCGTGGCGGGTTCAGCAGGGCGAACGAGGCGACCACGGATGTACTGGGCTGTCCTCCGACATCCACGAACCGTTGATGCGGAGCCGGGGCGGGTCTATCACCGACCCAGACAACACGGTCGCATTGTGCCGGTCATGCCACGACTGGATTCACGGAAACCCTCTCGCAGCGACCGGTCTTGGTTTACTACGCCGCGCTGAACCTGATAACGGGTAGGGTGACGTATGGAAGAAATCACCCCAACCACTTTGCCCCGGCAATGGATACTCCAAGACAACGAGAAACCGTGGACAGTAAACGCCGAACGAACATGGCACTACCACAAACGAGCCAAGCACGTTCGCGACTGCCGGGAGCGTTTCGCATGGCTCGCGCTAGAAGCCAAAATCGGGCGGGTGGCTCGCATCAAAGTAGCGGCTGTCCCGTTGGCGAAAGACCGGCGAGGCATTCAGGATGTAGCAGCGTGTCTACCGGCGGTGAAGGCCGCGGTGGATGGGCTAGTGGATGCCGGAGTACTGGTAGACGACGACCCGGAGCATTTATTGTCGCTCACGTTTTACGGAACACAAGTAACTGGTACCGGCGGGCTGCGGCTTGTCGTCACCGAAGTTTTATAAACCAACAACAAAAAGAAAGAAAACATTATGTATGAAAAACTTGGCGCAGATTTAACGTTGCGGATTCAGGAGCGGTTGAGCGAGGTCGGCGAGTTGTCGGCAGAGCGTCGGGCGTTGTGGTTTGAGGCGAACCGGGCTGGGGTGTCTCAGTCGGCTTTGGCGGCTGCCGCTGGGGTGGTTACTCACACCGTGTATTCGGAGATTCGCAAGCACCGTGAGGACTCGTTGGTGGATTCCGCGATTTGAGGGTGAAAAAGAAATCTTGAGAAATCCAAAGAAATCTGCCCTATTGCCACCTAGGTCGGGTTAGGGGGTGGTAGGGTGGGGTTATGAAAAACAACACCACCAAAAACACCAACCAAGGAGAACAAGAAATGACCTACCCGAAAGTAGAAATCACCTACACCATTAAAGGCCTAAATTACCGGGGCGATAAAGTCCTAGTAGTCACCGAAACTTGGCTAGACCACACCTCCACCACATCGCACAGGTTCGTTAGCAAAGAAGCCGTATACGGGTTCATTAACAGCCACCCGCTTCTGAGTATCATTTAGAACTACCGCCTGAAGCAGCCACCACCGGGGTGCGAGTCCCCGACC